CCCCCGCCGCGCTGCTGCAACATCCTTGGCGTCATGCTCATGGCGTGCTACGCTCGGGCTGGCTCGTGACCGCCATGGTGCCGGACGAGACGTCCGGACAGGGCGCGTCTCCTGGCCCGGGATGAAACAGCGGACACGGGCCCCCGCGGCTCACACCCGCACCACGCCACTGTAGAGACTCGGCACCGTCCCGACTCGCGCCGTCAGGGCCACCTGGAGCTGCTGCTGGTACTGCGCGAGGAACCCCTCGGCCTCGTCGAACGCGCGCTCGTAGAGCTTGGCCTCGTACGCCGCATAGTAGGCGACGGGCTTGACGTACGGGAACGGGAGCGGGTCCACGTCCGTCGGCGCCACGAGCGGATCGGAGTACACGCAGCAGTCCCACTCCGAGACGTAGGCGCTGACCGGAATCGGCGCGAGGTAGACCTGGCTCGGCCCGTAGCGGGCGAAGGCGCGCGGCAGCGACTGATACGTGGTCCAGGCCCGCGCGGCCACGCTCAGCTCGCTGTAGCTGTACTGATTCAGTTGGATGCGCGTGGAGCCGTTGATGACCGCGATACCGATTACGTCGAACACGGCGTCGTTGCTCAGATCGGAGAAGTTGTAGAGCGCCGTCCCCGCGGTGAGTGTCTTGCTGATGAGCACGCGGTTCTGCCCGCTGTCCAGATCGCGGCGTTGGATTCCGGCGTTGATGTACGCCGTCTTGTCCGCGGCGGACCAGAAGTTATCGTTCTCGTCGTGGAGGAGCCTCCGCAGCTCGGCCAGATAGTCGGCCAGCGTCGCGGTGCCGCCCCCCGAGACGGACGGATAGCGCGCGAGCCAGTCGAACGTGCCGCCGCCGGCCGGGCAGGGCGCCGCAAACGTCAGCGTGAAGCCGCTCGCGGTCTTGGCGCCGACGCTCCACGCGGTGACCCAGGAGGGCGCGCCGGAGATCTCGTAGGGCGTGGAGAGGTTGAGGCTCGAGACCGCGTGCGACGTCGCGGCCGCGGGGATCGTGGCGACGGCCCCGGCTACGGGCATCTCACCACCGCGCGGTCCAGTCGAAGACCGCGCCGCCCGCCGGGGCCGGGGCGGCGAAGGTCAGCGTGAAGCCCGCGGCGCTCTTGCTACCGATCCCCCAGGCCGTGGGCCAGGAGGGCGCGCCGCCGACCTCGTAGGTCGCGGCCAGCGTCGCGCTCACTGCGTGGCTCACCGCGCCGGCCGTGATGCTGGCGACGGCTCCGGTCGTGGGCATCAGACCTCCCCACGGCGTTACGGCGCGGCCGTGACCGTCATCCCGCCCGTCAGGCTCGAGGTCACGCAGACAGTGCGGGGCTTGACGTTGACGTGCTCGAGGATCGCGACCAGACAGCCGATGTAGCCGATCGACAGCGCCGGCAGCGTCGAGGCGAAGCCCGTGAACGCGAACGGCGCCATCTGGTGAATGTACATGTGGTCGTAGCGCGTGTTGTAGTGGTACGCGGTGCCGTTCGCGAGCCTGGTGCTCATGAAATGCGGCACGCCCGCGACGCTGAGCGCCGTGAACCCGCCGCGGCCCTCGGACTTGTCGAAGCCGGTCCCGGGCTGGACCTGATAGGTCTCGTCCGCGATGAAGTCGGCGGCGAGCGCGTACCAGTCGCCGACCGAGAGGAATCCGACGTTCGGCATCTCGCCGAGGCCGAACTGCATGCCGTCGATGATCGACGCGAGCATCATCTGCCGCGTGATCGCCCCGCCGGTGCGGAGGCACGCCTGCATGTAGGTCTCGACCGTGCGGTCCAGGCCGAGGTAGGTGTTCGTCGCGCTGCCGATCGCGGGCCAGCCGGTGATGTTGATGTTTATGTCGGACGTGTTCGTCCACGCCTGGCTCGACAGGTAGTCCGCCACCTGGTTCCCTGCGTCGTTCATCCGCGCCTCGACCAGCGGGATCAGGGCGGCGTTGTCCTGGATGATGCCCTCCATGCCCTGGAACCCGATCGGCACGATGACGCCCTTGAGAACGCCGCTGGCCTGCTTGATCCCGGTCTGCCCCGACGGCGCGGAGAAGGAGCCCGTGAAGTCCATGGCCGCGGCCGTCGTCAGCGGCGCGCCCTGGACCGGCACGACGATCGACGTCATGCCGCCGGTGACCATCTTGGCCTGCGAGAGCGCGGCCGACAGCCACCCGTCGAACTGGTAGATCTGGACGATGCACGCCGGCACGGCCGCGTAGCGGGTGACGGCCTGCAGCTCGTCCTGCTGCGCCTGTGATGCCCCGGAGAAAATTCCGCCGAGCAGAGCCATTGTGGTTACCCTCCGTGGGCCTCAGCCGTCTGTGCGGACGCGAGGCCGAACAGCACCAGTCCGAGCAAGGCCGTCGAGACGACGTGGAACGTGAAGAAGCCAAGCGTGGAGACCGCCAGCGCGCCAAGCGCCGGCCCCCACGCGGGAGACTGCCACGCGCGCCAGTGGTCGCGGAGCCAGGCGCCGAGGACGGCCATCCCGAGGACGCCGGTCTCGTAGGCGACCTGGATCGGCTCGGAATGCGCCTGCGCCCACAGCTCCCCGTTCGGCAGCACGCCGGCCTGCTGCTGGAGCATCGGGATGCGGAGCGACCAGGAGGACAACCCGAAGCCGTGGAACAGCCCCTGCGTCCACCAGTCGGAGAGCGCGAAGGCCCAGATCGTGAGGCGCCCGGTCACCGTGCCCCAGCCCGGGATGGTCGGCGAGACCGCGTGCTTCCAGAGCCCGACCGCGATGACGGCGCCGCCGAGCGTCAGGAGCGCCGCCGCGAGGCCGACAGCGCGCACGCGCGGGCGGTCCTCCTGCATGAGCCAGCGAGCCAGGAGGCCGACGCCGAACGCGGCGATCGCGGTCAGCGAGCGCCCTTCCCAGATCGCCCAGACGCCGAACGGGAGCGCCCAGAGCGGCATCAGCGGCGCGGTGATCGCCACGTAGGCGCTCGCCGCGTCCACGGTCCCCAGGGTGCCGAGCGGCTGCACCTTGGCGACGAGCACGCCGCCTACCACCGGCCCCCAGAGGAGATCGTAGTGGAGCACCGCCTGCTGGAGCATGTACGCGACCTGGACCATGCCGGAGACTGCGAGGATCAGGCGCAGGCGCCCGTGCCAGACGCGCGGCGTCTGCCGGAGGGCCACCAGCGCGAGCACGCCGAACAGCACGACGGCGAAGTGCGAGCCGTCGAAGAGCGAGCCGCGGATCAGGAGATTGCCCGCGAGGAGCCAGAGGAGCACGCCGAGCCAGCGGTCACGGACCCAGAGCGCGGCGCCGACGGCGGCGAACGCGACGGCCCAGAACACCTGACTCTGCCAGAGGTCGATGCCGATGGGCGGCGCGTAGACGGGCAGCCCGAGCCCGGGGTACTCGTGGGCGAGCATCGGGAGCCAGGTGACGAGGGGCGCGAGCAGCGCCCCGGCCACCGGCACCCACCAGGCGCGGGAGAGCGTCATGCCTTACAGTCCGATCTTGACCTGGGTCGAGTGGACGCGGAGCACGCTGCTACCGCCCGTCACGGCCGCGCCGAGCCAGCGCCAGTAGATGTTCAACTCGGTCGGGGAAGCGAGCACCGAGGTCCCCAGCACGCGCGCCGTGTATTCGACCTGGCCGGCGTTGGCATTGGTCAGCCCACGGGTCGCGAACCTGGCCTGCATCCAGAGCGAGTTCGCCATGTTCGGCGTCGCCGAGGTCGTCGCCAGCGGCACGAGATAGACCGTCAGCTCAAAGGGCGCGTCGCTGAATCCTTCGTTCGCGCTCGTCAACGCGGCGCTGTTGATGAGCGAGAGCGTCGCGCCGGAGCCGTAGTTGATGCCGAGCGCGGCCTGCACGGTCGTCAGGGTGGTCAACTGCCCGATGATCTTGACGCTGATCGGCGCGGAGGTCGGCCAGATGCTCGTGGTGTTGGGCACCGGCTGCGTCGCCATGAGCGACGGCGGGATCAGCAGGCCGAGGAGCTTGTGCTGGGTCGTGCGGTCGTTGGCATACGACCGCGTGGCATTGTCCCAGTAGAGCAGCCCGCCCGGACCGACCGGGGCGCGGACCTGGGCGAGGGCCGGCGCCGCGGCGCCGAGCAGGAGGAGCGTGAACGTGACGAGTGCGATCATCCGACGCATGGGCGCGCCTCCTTGCTGCATGTCAGGCCACCGGCCACTTGTGACCCCGGCCGTTGCGGAAGTCGTTGACGATCTCTTCGATCCGGCCGCCCCGCCACTTCTGCGGGTCGTCGAGAATGCCCTTGTACTGCTCGGCGCTGGCCCCCATCCCGGGCACGTCGGCCGTCAGGGCGAACGGCCGCGGCGTCGCCACGGCCTGCATGCTGCGGTAGAGCATGGCCGCCGCCTTGTGCGAGGCGATCGGCCCGAGTGTCGAATCCTGCATGATCTTCTCGACCTCGGGGATCTCGTCCTCGGTGATGCGGAGCTCTGGGTCCTCCATGACGGCGCGGCGGGCGGCGGCCAGATCGGCCGCGTCCTTGTCCTTCTTGCGCGCGAGGCGCTCGGCCTCCAGCTCCTGCCGTAGCTCCGTCTTGTGCGCCTCGAAGCGCTGATCGAGGTCAACCTCGGGAATCGGCGCCTTCGGGAACTTCTGCTTGACGAGCGCCCGGAACTTCGGCCGCGTCTCCGGGTCGTTGTCGAGCGCCTCCATCAGGACGGCGCGGATATCGACCTGTTCGTTCGCCACGGCTTAGCCCTCCTGGCTGCGTGCCGAAGTCTTCTTCGCGCTCTTGACGCCGGTCGGCGCCTCGGGCACGAAGTCGCCGCCGGCCGGAAGCTTGCCGGGGCCGGTGAGGCCGCCCATGTCGGCGTACCTGGGCGAATTCACCATCCGGCCGTTGCGCTTCGAGTTGCTTTTCGGATCCCTTATGGGGTAGCGCTGCGGTCCGACGAGTCCATCACCCATGACTACCCTCCTGGCCCGCCGGCCATCATCGCCGGGGGCATGCGTTGCTGCGTCATCTGCCGGAAGTCGCTCATCCCGCCGGCCGGGGTCGGCCCCGCGGGCGCGGCGTTCTCGGCCATCATCGCGATCTCCTGCCGCGTGAGATCCTGCGCCGCCTCGCCAAACTGCTTGCTGAGCTTCGCCAGCGCCTCGAGCACGATTCGTCCGTCCTCGGTCTCGGCGCCGAGGAGCTGCACGGCCTGCGTCAGCGTCTTGAGCGCGATGTTGACCTGGATCTTCCCGCGAACGTGCAGGCCGGAGTTATCAGCGGGCGTCGTCGCGGGCGCAGTCGGGCCGGTCGCGCCGTTCATCGTCGGCCCCGCGGCATCCGCCGCGCGGTCTGCCGGGTGCCCCCGGCCCAGCGCGACGTGCGGGCCTTGGCGACGTTCTTCCGCACGCTGCGGGCGTGGTAACGGCCCAAACGTTGCATACGCCCTTACCTGTACCCTGACCTGTCAGGGTGTGTCAAGGAAAAGGTTGACAGGCCGATTTGAAGGTCAGGAGACGGGTGGTGGCCGCGCGGGCCGGATCATGGTTTCCGCCCAATGTGGAGCACCTTGCGCTTGACCAGCCGGCGGCGCACGATCCCGGCGCGGTCCAGGAGCCCGGAGCCGCGAAGATCCTCGAGACGCAGCGCCGCATCGTAGGCGGCCAGCTCGGTACGGAGCCCGCCGTACTGCTCGAAGAGGTAGGCCAGCCCGGCGTGCGTGAAGCGCCAGTAATCGACCGGGCGCGGGTGATAGTCCCAGGCGAACAGCGTCTGCGTGATCGCGAGGCCGCCGGGCTTCAGGAGCCGACCGATGGTCCGCGCGGCGGCGGGCGGGTCGGTGACGTGCTCGAGCAGGTCGGTGCTGAAGAGCACGTCGATGGTTCCGTCTGGCAGCAGATCCGGCTCGAGCGCGCAGATGTCCCCGCGGATCTGGTCATAGAGCCCGTGCGGCTCGAGGTCGAGGATCGTGTAATCGCGGAACCCTTCGGCGAGCGCCGCGTGCCGTCCATCGCGTCCGCCCACGTCCAGGAACGAGCCCTTCTGGGGATGCGCCGCAATCGCCCGGCGGATCTCCGCCCAGGCATCGCAGGCCGGGATCATGCTACTTCTTCAGGGCCTTCAGCTTGGCGACCTGCATCACCTTGTCCTGATGCTCGGCCTGCGCCTCGGCGATGCGCCGCGCCTTCGGGCGCAGGAGGTCGAGCCCCGGCAGGTTGAGGAACTCCAAGAAGTCCTCCCCGGTGATGTCCCCGGTCTGACGCGCGGCCAGGGCCTTGCTCATGATCTGCTGCGCGAAGATCGGCGAGGCCGAGTGCGCCCAGACCCGCGCGGCCAGGGCGGCCGGCATCTGCGACAGATAGAAGCGCTCGCCCTCCGTGGTGAACAGCGGGCGCTCCTTCCGGCGCCGCTCGAGCCGCAGCAGCGCCGTGGCGACGCGCTCGATGCAGCGCTCCACCAGCATCGCGCGGTTGAGCGTGGGGCCGGAGGACAGCAGCGCCTTCGCCATGAGGTCGTCCTCGGCACTCGCTGGCCCGAGCCCGCGGGCGCCGGCCCCGGTCGGGAGCGACTCCATGTTCTCCCACATCCGGTCGATCGCGTCGATCATGTAGAGCGGATCGGGGATCGGGGGCGGGATCACGGGTTTGACGTCCGCGCCGGGGTTGTTCGCGGCCAGCGTGCCGCCGGCCTTCCGGAACGCCTTGGCCTTCTCGTTGTCCACGAGGTTCCCGAAGCCGAGCAGGACGAGCGGCGGGTCGATCTGCTTCTCGTCCCGATCGTCCATCGACAACATTTTCTTCTCGCGCCAGTTCTGGAGCCCGATCAAATAGCGCATCGGGGCCAGGCCCCAGACGTACCCCGGCACCGGGTCGAGCGTCAGCGGGTAGAACGGATGTTCGCCCGGCAAGAGCGGATTGCCCGTGTCGCGGACGATCGTCTCGGTCGGCAAGAGGAACGTGACGACGCGGTAGTCCGCCAGCGCGTCGTCCCAGATCCAGAGCTCCGCGAGCCGCACGACGTCGGCCGCGACCTGGGGTTTCGCCATCGTCGCGTCCAGGCCCGCCACGTTCGCCTCGCCGGCCATCGTCGGCGAGGTCGAGAACACGATCAGCGATTCGACCGTGGGCGGTAGCGCGTCATCGCGCCCGTAGGGCCGGCGCGAACGGTGCTCCTGGGCGATGGCCCAGAGGCGCTCGCGCATCGAGGCGGGCTTGCCGGAGATCAGGCGCCAGAAGGCGGGGAGACTCATCGAGTACCAGTGGCAGAGCGCCTCCTGATGCACGAAGTCGTCGCTGATCTCCTCCCAGACGCCGAGGTCGCCAGGATCGGAGATCAGCGCCACGGTCGGCGCGCCGTTGCTCGTGAGCACCTTGAAGGTGACGCAGTCCGTGTAGTACGCGGCGCGCACACCCATGTTGAACACGGCGCCAGCGTCCGACGCGCTCCAGACCGCCTCCAGCGCATCCCGGACGGCGGGCATCCGCGCCAGGTAGGCGTCCATGTGGTAATGCGGCGGGAGATAGGGCGAAAAGCGCACGCTCTCCGGGGAGTAGAGCGCGCTCGCCACGCTCATCCCGTGCTGTTTCAGCTTGTTGTAGCGGACGCTGGCGGCGCTGAGCGAGCCCGTGAGGAAGGCCGTCTTGAGACTACTGGCGGTCGCGGCGCGGTCCTCACGGGAGACCTCGCACTCCCTCAAGGTGTTGATGTAGAGCGCCTTCCTGCTCTGGAAAGCTGTCTCGGCCCCACGACCGTCCGGGATGGTCGGAATCCGCACGGCATGAGTCTAGACCGGACAGGGCGGGGATGTAAAGGAAGTCGTCAGCCTAGCGCCTTCTCCGAAGCCAGTCGAGGTGTGTCACCGCTTCACCGCCTTCCCGCCTCGGATCGCCCACTTCGTATCGTGCAGCGACCCCGGCGCCGGCTTCGGCCCGGTCATCTGGCCCTGCACGGGATGGAACTGCCCCGGCGTCACGTTCGCCGCGCCACCCGGAATCTGCACCGCCTGCGCGCGGCCGCCGAACTTGGCGAGAGTCGCGGGGATCTGACTCAGCGGCACGGCGAAGCCTTCCCCGACGCGCCCGGACGTGCGCGCATCCTTCGCGGCACTCTCCCGGTGCTCCATGCGTTCGATTTCTGGCGCCGCCAGACGGTCGAGATTCGTCGCCATGGAGGACGAGCGCAGGTTGACGGGCTCGGGCTGGGCGCCGCGGAGGACGGCGGGCGCGCGGTTCCAGAGGCGCTGAAGACGCTTGCTGCCGCACACGGGACAGCGCGTTGCCCCGACGGGCAGCTCGTAGATCGGGGCAGCGCCCTCAGTCTCGCTCCGGCACTTCCGGGAGAGGCAGGCGAAGTCAGCGCGGGGCGTCATGGGATTCCTGGTGCTCGATGTTTCGGGGGCGTCGTCAAGGCCCGTCCCATAACCAGTGAGTGCGTCGCGAAGTCACGGAACGACAGCGCCGTGCAGGGACCGGCCGCATAGCGCGCCCTGATAGTCGTCACGGGCGTCTCTCGTCTGTGTCGCATCTCTTCGCATTCCTGTTTCGATGCCCATGGACCATCATAAGCCCAGCCAACCGACCGCGCGATAGGGTGCGTCGTCGATGTGAAATGGCACGGGCTCCCATACGCTGACAGCGAAGAACCAGAGGATACAGGCGCCAATCGCGGGCGTCATTGCGGCCAACTCAGCCTCGCCGCTTCCGCGCAGCGATTGTAGCGTAGCAGATCGTCTGGCGCGAGTGGCGGGAGACGCTGATTCGTCGTCGGGGCCGTGGCCATTGATGGCCCCGAGAACTGCTCTGGACAGACGTGAGCGAGACGCCTCATCGTGTCGTGCCACGCCTCATACATGCGGCGCGAATCTGCCCGGGCGTTGTCGAGGCGATCCTTCGCAATGGTAAGCTCCCGCGCTGTGTCGGTGTCGGCAGCAGTGCACCCCGCCATGAGTACGACAAGCACCGGCAGCGTCCAGAGAGTGGCGCGACGCGAGAAGCGCCAGAGACGCGAGAGGATCAGCAGCGCGAGGTTCATGGTGGCCTCCTGTGCCGCGAGTATACGTAGCGCACCGTTGACAACGCAAGCGAAATATTGCTATCGTTCTCGCATGGCGAGACCTCGCAAGGGGCGCAAGCGCATCAAGCCGTATCGACTGATCCGGAAGTTTCTCAAGGCGCCGCTGCCGGCCGCGCGGGAACTGGGTCGCCGCGGCGGGCTCGCCAGTTGGCGCGGCGTGTCACGCCGGAATCGCTCGCTCATCATGAAACGCCTCGTGGCGAAGCGCTGGGCGAAATACTACCTGGAGAATCCCCTGGCGTGACAGCGTGACCCACCGTGCCGCGATTGTGACGAAACGCGGCAGTGGTCGAAGACTGTGCAGCGCGGAAGTTGGCGAGAAGGCGCACGGTGTCATTGTGCCGAGGCTGACATGTCACACGGCACAACCCCTGCAGGAAATGAGCGCATGAAAACAATCATGACCGAGGACGACATCGAGCGATGACCTGCCGCACCACCGCCTCCTGGCCCACTCGCGAAGAGATCGAACGCATCCGCGACGCCTACGACACCTACTGCGCGACGCCCGATCTCACGGGCGCCGCGCAGATCGCGGGCAAGCTCGGGACCGTGCTCCGGCGCGTCGAGTGGCTAGAACTGCTGTTGCTGCATGTGGTGGCGCATCCATCCATGGACAGGAGGAAGGCATGACCGAGCTGCGCGAGTGGATCTTCACGTTCGGCTTCGGCCATGTGCATCCGGTGACGGGCGCCTCGCTGGCCAAACGCTTCGTCCGGATTCGCGCCGAAGATGCCGAGGCGGCGCGCCGTGAGATGGTGCGGCGCTGGGGACAGAAGTGGTCGTTCCAGTACGAGACCGAGGAGCAGGCCGGCGTCGCGCGCTGGGGACTGACGGAGGTCGTGTCATGACCGAGATCATCCGCGAGATCGGGCCGGAGGATCTGGCCGCGCGGCCGTATCGCCTGCGGTGTCTCACGCCCGGTTGCTGGCTCGACAGGGACCCGTCCACGGCCGAGGTCGCGGAGTCGCTGAATAGCGTGGGCGAGTTGCACGTCGCGACCACCAAGCACCGCGTCGTGATCGAGCGGATAGGATCGGAGCCGTGCTGACGCGCCCGCCGCGTCCGCTTCGCCCAGGACTCGCCGCAACCGGGCGAGGCGATCTTGGAGCACGAGATGGCGCATCGGCGCGGGTGGAGGCACGAATGAGTGAATTTGTCGCCCGACTCGAGAGACTCCAACGCAAGGACACGTATCTCCCCCTGGACGATCTCATGGCTACAGTGACCAATGGCCGGGCAGTCCGCGTGCCCCTCAATGGACGAACGGTCGGGGCGGTGAAGAGCACGGCGTATTTAGCCGCCCTTCGTCGTGGCTATCGCTCCCACGCTCGGAGCGATGGCGACCACGTCATCCTCTGGTGGGAAAAAGCGATGAGGCGGCGCACGCGCCGGCCCGTCATCATCCAGCTCCGCGAGGACGCCAAGGGGCTCAGCCTCACGACGCGCGGCACGCGCCGCCTGACCAGGCGATGACCCCTGATCCCGAGATCATCCGCCAGCTCGCACGAGGACCGAACGGCGGCGCGTGGGCGGACCGTGTTCTCATGGGCTGCCAGGACGGGTGGAGGAGGGACCGATGAAGATCGAGATCAAGAACCGCTTTTCCGGCGCCGTCCTGTTCGGCGTCGAGGCAGAGTCCTGGCGTGTTGCCGTCGAGATCGCGGTCAAGCAGGGCGCCAACCTCGGGGGCGCCGACCTCCGGGGCGCCGACCTCCGGGGCGCCAACCTCGGGGGCGCCAACCTCGGGGGCGCCAACCTCGGGGGCGCCGACCTCCGGGGCGCCAACCTCGGGGGCGCCAACCTCGGGGGCGCCAACCTCGGGGGCGCCAACCTCGGGGGCGCCAACCTCGGGGGCGCCAAGCTCTGGGGCGCCAACCTCGGGGGCGCCAACCTCGGGGGCGCCAAGCTCTGGGGCGCCAAAGTGCTCGGCATCGCAAGCGTGGGGTACATCGACGGCTGGCCGACGACGCTCTGGCGCACCGATTGGGGCTACCGCCTCCAGGCGGGATGCCACACCTTCACGCTCGACGAGGCGATAGCGCACTACGCGGATCGCGAAGAGCGTCGCGGGCTCTACTACCTCGCCACGGAGGCGTGGCGGGTGATCGCGCGGTTGCAGGGATGGGAGATGGACCGATGAGAACCCTGGCACCATGACCGACGCCGACTCGCATCCGGTCGATTGCGAGAGCGGGTGGATTCCCTGCTATTCCTGTGGCGGCGAGGGCGACGCGCACGACTGCGGCGAGGATAGCTGCTGCTGCGCGGAGCCGGAGGTCGATGATCGCGTGACGTGCGACGAGTGTCAGGGCGCGGGCGGGCGGCCGTGTCCGGCGTGCAAAGCGGAGTCGTCATGACCTCGCCGCAATTCCGCGGCGGGCGGGGCGCGGCGCGGGACCCTCAGTCACCCCGCGGCGCGCTCCGGGACGCTTGGCTTGCCGCGCTCCTCACCCTGGCGTGCGTCATGGCGTATGGCGCGCTGGCGTGGGTGGTGGGCGGATGATCGTATTGCCGCGCGAGGTCTCGCAGTTTCTCGCCGAGCGACATTATCTCGGCCCGATTCGGCGAGGCATTGCGTGGCGAGATGAATTTGGTGTCATGGTCCTCACGACGCCTACCTCACGACGCCTCCCGCAAGACCGATGGCTCGAAATCGCGAGATGGTGCTTGGTTGGAACTCGCAACGGTGGAAGCCGCCAATGGAGCCGCGTCCGTCGCTGGCTTCTCCACGCTCGTCCCGATGTGACGACGATCGTGAGTTACTCCGATCCCTCGCAGGGTCACACCGGAGCGCTCTATCGCGCCTGCGGTTTCACCTGGGCGCCTACATGGCATCGCTTGTTCCCGCCGCCGACCGGAAATGGCAACTGGGGTACAGGCATTCAGCCCGTAAAGGATCGGTGGGTTTACGTGCTTGCACAGGATGAAGACCGGGCAGAGCTGTTGCGCGTGAAAGACGGCCGAGCACGACCCGCAGAGGGAGCCTAAAAACTAATGACTTGCCGCACCCAGGCCGCGCCGCCCCTGCCCCGCGAGATCCGTGAGTCCCCCTTCGTCACGGTCCGCGACGACGGGAGCGCGCTCGTGCTCCTGGGCGAGCAGGTCATCGCTTGCCAGGACTGCCACCGCGCCGCGGCCATGGTGATCGTGCGCGGGAACCGGTACCGCTGCGTGGACTGCGACTGAGGTGCGGCGCATGCGTTCACCGGCCGATGAATGACGCAGACATCCGCGCCGAGTTGGCGACGCTCGCGGAGCGGGAGCTGCTGGCAGTGATCGGCGAGTTGCGGGCGCCCGATGGCTGGCGGATGCACGAACGAGTGGCTCAGCGGCTGGAGACCGTGCTCAAGCGCGTGCGGAGGATCGGAGGACTCAATGACTAACCGCTGGCTCGGGGCTCTTGCGCTCGGGCTCATGGTGTCCACGGGAGCCGAAGACGCCGGCATGGCGCGGCGCGAGTCATCGATCTCGTCAGACCCGCGGCTGGTGCCTCCTCCGGCGAGACTGGTCTTCGTGGACGAACAACAGACCGCGATCCTGACCGTCACGAAGGACGGCGTGGTCTGGCACGGTCCGATGGACGATGCCGCGCGAGTGTTCTGGCGGCGCGTCAACGAGATACGTTCATCGATGCGGAGCGAGTGGTGTCGGAAGCCATGAACCTCCGCGAGCAGCTCGAGGCTCGGCTGGCGCAGGTCGAAGAGGCGCAGCGCCGCCGGCACATCCGTTTGGAGCGCGCGCTGCTCTGCCTCAACTGCGAGGCGATCTTTCAAGACGGCACCACCTGCCCCGCGTGCGGCTCGGCGCAACTGTTTCCGGTGGCGCGGGCGATGAATCGAGGAGGAGCGGCGCGATGAGTACAGAACTCGTCCACCAGATCCCGACACCCCTGGCCCAGCGCGACGAGCTCGGTGTCGAGGATGTCATCGCCCAGGTACAGAAGATTCAGGCCGTGATGGAGCGTGTGATGAAGTCCGGGGAGCACTACGGCATCATCCCGGGCACGCAGAAGCCGACGCTCCTGAAGCCGGGCGCCGAGAAACTGCTGCTCACGTTTCGCTTCGATCCGCAGTACGAGTCCGCCGAGACCTACGACGGCAAGCACCTCACCGTCAAGAGCCGGTGCACGCTCTATCACATCACGAGTGGGCAGCGGCTCGGCTCCGGCGAGGGCTCGTGCTCAACGAAGGAGAGCAAGTACGCCTACCGCCAGGGGAAGCGCCTGTGCCCCAAGTGCGGCAAGGACACGATCATCAAGAGCAAGGCCGAGTATGGCGGCGGCTGGCTCTGCTACGGCAAGAAGGGCGGGTGCGGCGCGAAGTGGCCCGACGGCGCCGGCGACATCGAGGGGCAGAGCGTCGAGCGCGTGGCGAACGAGGACCTCGCCGACCAGTACAACACGGTGCTGAAGATGGCGAACAAGCGGAGCCTCGTAGCGGCCGTGTTGAACGTGACGGCCGCGAGCGATATCTTCACGCAGGACTTGGAAGATAGTGACGTCGCCGGGCGCGGGGATACCCACAACGGCACCGAGCGCAGTTCCCAGCCTGACCGGGGCTCGGCGACCTTCGGGGTGCGTCAGGACGCGCCCGGCGATCCCACCCGCCCGCAAACCGATCCCGAGACGCACCGCGCCGAGAGCGAGGCGCTGTTCCCCTCGCCCGAGGATGAGGAGCGGCGGACGCTCATCGAGCAGATCACCGCACTCTACAAGATGCTCAAGCCGAAGCCGGCGGACTGGGCAACGATCAAGACGACCTACCTCGGCGCGCCCGACGCCGACCCGCAGAAGGCGGACGTCGTGGCCCTCGGCGACCTGCGCAAGTACCTTGAGACGCGGCTCCCGCGATGAAGATGCTCGCGGATCACTTGGAGGCGAAGTGATGGGACAGCTTGGCTTAGGTGTCATGATCGGCTTGCTCGGCGGTAATGAAGAGAGCGTCTCCGCCTGGAGAAACGCCGTAGGCAAGAAGATCAGCGCGCTCGCCCTGAAGGATGATGCACTGCATTTTCGTTTCGTAGACGGAACGACACTCACGCTCGCCGACGAAGGGCAATCGTGCTGCGAACACCGCTACATGGTGACAGACGACGACCTGGCGCACTTCATTGGCGCACGGCTGCGCAACGCTGAGGTGCGGTCAGCACCACCTGTTGAGGACAAGTACGGCGAGCACGAAGTCGCGTTTCTCGTCGTGAAAACCAGTAAGGGGTCCTTCACGATGGCAACGCACAACGAGCACAACGGCTATTACGGCGGCTTTCTCATTCGGGCGAGTCAATGAGCACCTGCTCGAAACCCGGCTGTGCCTGCGGCGGCGCCGAGCTGCCGCGCTCGACGCACCCGTATACCGCCGTGCCCGTGGAGCGCCGCCACGCGCAGGCGTGGGCGTGCGCGTGCCTGCGCCCCGATGGTCGGCGTCTGCTCCGCAACCACCGCCACATCGAGCCGAGCGAGTGCTTTGCGGCCCAGCACCCGGAGGCGGTCGCGGCGTGGCGTGTCGCGCATCCGGAGGCGACATGCAGCGAGCGCAGCGCACGGAGTCTCGCGTGGCTCGCGCAGACGTTCGGAGGACGCCATGCCTGACCTGACCCCCGAGGGGCTGCGGGCGCGGGCGCGGACGGTGGTAGCAGTCGAACCCGACGGCAAGTCGTGGCGTGTTGTGCTGGTCTGCGGGACGCAACGCTCGACGGTCATCGGACTCAGCGAACGCGAGGCATGCGAAGCCTACGCGACCTGGATACAGGACAAGATACTCCTGCCGACCTTCACCGTCCTCGTCGCCGAGGCGCGGCGGGCGCAGCGGGAGGCGGATGCGATATTCGTAGAGGAGCACTGTCACTTTTGGGATGACGACCTCTGTCAATCTGTGCGTATCGCCGCCGCGATCCGCGCGCAGGAGGAGACGCTATGACCACGGTCACGCCCTTCTCCCTTCGCTGCCACCTCTGCGACTTCCGCTGCTGGACTTGGGACGCGCTGCGCGAGCATGTGTGGCGCACGCATCGGAGGACGCCATGACCGACGACACCCCGATGGACCTCACCCCCGAGGAGCGGGCGCGCGTGGAGACGCGGCACGTCGTCGAGGCGCTGGCGGAGACGTTGTGGCGAGCGTGGAATCCGAATCCCAGCATCGCTGTTCATGACTGGAACGAGGTGGACGACATGTTCCGTGAGCCGTTTCGCTCCATGGCCCGCGCCGCTCTTGCCTTCGCTCTGACGCAGATGCCAAGTGAGGAGGAGTTGATGGCTCTCGTCCAGCCAATCCAGGCGGTGGCGATCCACACACTTCTGCTCCGGCGGCTGCGTATCAACGGGGGTGGAGGCATTGAATGGGGAGGGGCTGGCGCCATGTACATGAGCGACGCGCAAGGACTATCCAACCCAGGACGACGTCGATGACGCCGTGTACACGAATGGCTGGAACGCCTGCCGCGCCGAGATGCTCGCCCGACTGGGCGGGGAGGAAAAATGATGCGACCCTTGAAGCGATGCGCGAACGGCTGTGACGCGCCTTCCATGCGCCCGTCACTCGTGATCTGTCGGGTCTGTCAGGACCGCATCACGGCAACGCTCGTCGGGGAGATCGCCCGGCTGGGCGGGGAGGCGGGGTGATGGGTGCCCATCTTCGGCCGCTCAACTCGGAGTGTAGTGAGCGCGGCTGCCGGTCGGCGGCGCGCGTGGAGCTGCGCAACACGTACAACGCGATACTCGGGCGCTTCTGCCAGCGCCACGGGAAGCGGCGTCTGCGAGACGTGTTGGACGGTGAACGAGGGCGAGCCCCGGCGATGCAGGCCCCGCGTGGCTG